GATGGATGGCGGGTAATGTTGTGATCTACATGGACGGAAACGGAAATATCAAGTTTGACAAAAGCAAGGCGCGGGAAAAGATAGACGGTATGGTTGCGCTAGGAATGGCTTTTGGTTCTTACTTGGCGAATAAGAAAGACGAAGAAAGCATATATGAGCAGAGGGGTATTATAATGTTTTAAAACTACCAAATGGAGCAAGTCAGACAAATACCGCAGCGGGTTCTTGATTCCCTTTGGATAGATGGCTATTTTAAGGCTTTTTGGGAAAAAGTTCAAGAAGATTGCACACATGCTGAGGCTTATCAATACGTAGAAGATCAGCTAAATATGTACGGATTACCCCCTAGGTATAGCAGTTATGAGAGTTTTAAGCGAGGAAAAGCCTATTTTTGGGACAAAAGCGAGCCTGTTTTGCGTTTTTTCTAACATAGGTGACAATTTGTTACCAAATACACAAAAAAAGGCGGGTAATATTGTGATATGCCAATACTTGGAGTCACAATAAACGATGTTAAGCGGGTATTTGTAAAGGATGATGCAATTAAGCGCAATAGTCCTGAAAATCCCAGCACTAGCCTTTCGCAGCCAGCGAAGTGGTTAACATCGCTATTCAGTGGCACCTCATCCGCTGGCGTTACTGTAAACCAAGAAACAACGCTTGGTATAACGGCTGTTTATCGGGCTGTAAAGATCATCGGAGAAGGCATAGCAGGTTTACAGGGCGACGTTTACCGGGAAGGAAAAGGCGGTAACAAGAAAAGGCTACCTAACCACCGTGTAGCGGCTCAGTTGCGCGAACCTAGCTTGCTTTATACAGGGTTCACGTTTAAGGAAACTATGTCAGCCTTTGCCGCTTTGCGCGGTAACGGTATTTCAAAGATCAACGCTGACGGAACGTTTCGTATCATCGACCCGTCAACGGTCGAAACTAGATTTAATGGTTCTACGTTAGTCTACGTCTACCAGGATGAAAAAGGCAATACAAAGACACTAGATAGCTCAGAGGTTTTACACATTCCTTCCTTAGTGATGGATACTGAAACGGCACTTGGTAAAAGCCCGTTGACGGTACACCGCGAGACTATTGGCGTAAGCATGGCGCAAACCCGGTATGCTGCGAAGTTCTTTAAAAATGGCGCACACATTGACGGCTTCCTTAGCACCGACCAAAAGTTAAGTCCTGAGGGCATTGCAAGAATGGCTCAAAGTTGGAGGGCAAGATATACAGGTATTGACAATGCGGGGAGTACGCCTGTTTTAGAGGAAGGAATGAAATATGTTCCTCTTTCGCTTAATCCGCAGGACGCTATGTTTGTCGAATCCAGCCAATTATCGGTTCAGGAGATTGCTAGAATCTTTGGTGTGCCTCTTCACATGCTGGCAAGCTTAGAGCGTGCTACGTTCTCAAATATAGAGCATCAAAGCCGGGAATTTGTCACTTATACGCTTCGCCCTTGGGTTAAGAAGTGGGAGGAAGAGATCAACAGAAAGCTATTCACGGAGCAAGAAAAACGCCTTGGGTATTATTTCAAGTTCAACCTTGAAAGCCTATTGCGTGGTGATTCAGAGAGTAGGGCGCGGCTGATTGATACCTATATGAAATGGGGTATTGCGAACCGTGACGAAATACGACGCTTAGAGGGGTGGAATGATAGCGAGGACACTACAGGGAAGCAACACTTTGTCCCTGTTAATATGATTCCGGCAGAAATGGCGGGGCAGCAACAAGAAACAACGACAGATCAAGCGCCACAAAACAAAATAGACGATGAGCAACAATAAGATATTAAGCCGGGAAGCAGATTTTAAGATAGACGACGAAAGCCGTTCGTTTTCCGGATATGGCATTGTCTTTAATTCCGATAGCGTACCATTGGTTATCCATGACCGGGATAATGGAGATATTGAAGTTTACGAACAGATTACCAGGGCAAGTATCGAGGGGGCGGATATGAGCGACGCAATAGCGGCTATCAATCACGACTTTGGTAAGATATTAGGCCGAAGCACAGCTGGTACGCTTGAATTGTCTATTGATGACAAGGGCGTTATGTATCGCGTTCCTGACCTACCCAATACTACCTACGCCAACGACTTAAAAGAAAGCACTTCACGCGGCGACATTCGCGGTTCTTCTTTTACTTTCTCTATTGATTGGGAGGCGGGATATGATATTGAAGAACGGAGCGATGGAGGTTTGACGGCGCGACCAAAGAAAATCAAAAGAGTTTACGAAATGGGGCCAGTAACAAATCCGGCATACCCGGAAACCACAGCAGAGAACCGAAGTAGCGCGCTTTTTACTGCTATCGGCGACTACTTGCAAAGAAAAAACGAGCCGGAACAACCGGAAAAAATAACCCAGGACAAAATGAACGATCTGGAGAAGAAATTGCGGCTATCCGAAGAGGAAGCAGCACTTTAATTATTAATCAAAACAATTTGACAGATGTTTAAATTGAAAGAGTTGAAGGAGCAGCGCGCCGCGTTAATCCACCAACAGCGCGACCTCTTCGAGCGAGCAAAAAAAGAGGATCGGACGCTAACCACTGACGAGAACGAGCAGTTTGAGCGTATGGAAGCCGACGCTGCCGAGCTTCGCCGAAGCATTGAGAACGCCGAAAAGATGGTGCAAGCTTTGGGCGAGCAACCGGGCCATGAACGCCAGAAAGACGAAGAGAAGCCATTGAGCCGCGAAGATGTATTCCGCAAATACCTTTCGCGAGGTATCACAGCCTTGACGGGTGCGGAACGCGCTATTTTGCAGCGTGGCACTAATCCACAGTCGAGCGTTGATGCGGAGGGTGGTTTTACTATCCCTCAGGGTTTCAGTAATGAACTTTACGTTGAAATGGCACAATGGGGCGGCATGCTCCAAGCTGGCCGTATGTTCAACACATCAACAGGAAACCCGATTGATTGGCCGACCGTCGATGATACCGCAGCAACTTCGACACTGATTGCGGAAAACACGACCGTAGCGGTTCAAGACATGGCTTTTGGAAGCAAGACGCTAAATGCTTACAACTACACATCCGGTATCGTTAAGGTACCTGTAACGCTGTTGCAGGATAGCGCTTTTGATCTTCCTGGATTCCTTCGAGAAGCTTTCGCCCGTCGTTTGGGTGTAGGTATCAACGCAGCCCTAACTACTGCTGACGGTAGCGCAAAGCCTCAGGGCGTTGTACCTGCCGCTGGTGCTGGCGTTACAGCTGCCGCTACTACCGCGTTTACGCGTGACGAACTTGTAAACCTTATTCACAGCGTAGACCCTGCACACCGTATCAATGCGCGGTTTATGTTCAATGATTCGGTTCTTTCAGCAATCAAAAAACTATCGTTTGGTAGTGCTGATGATCGCCCATTGTGGCAAGCTGGAAGTATCCAAAACGGAGAGCCGGATCGACTGGAAGGCTTCGCTTACACGATCAACCAAAGCATGGCAGACCTTGCGGCAAGCTCCAAGTCTGTTCTGTTTGGTGACTTCTCCAAGTATATCATCCGTATGGCGGGTGGGCCTGTTTACTTGCGATTGGATGAGCGTTTCGCTGATTCTCTGCAAGTTGGGTTCCTTGCTTACCAGCGGGTTGATGGCGAGCTGTTAAGCAGCAACGCTATCAAGGTTATCACTCAGGCTGCTTCTTAATGAAAGTCAGTATAAAGATGCTCAAAAGCCTCATAGGTGAACCCCCTTACAAAAGAGGGTTGGCCTATGAGGTCGAGCAAGAAACAGCCGAACAATGGGCCTTAGCTGGCCTTTGCGAAATCAATAAAAAGTCAAACAATGCCAACGAAAGTAAGCGTACAACCAGCGGAGGAGCCGGTAAGCAGAACCGAGGCAAAGGCTTGGCTAAAGGTTGATAATACTGCTGATGATGCTTTGATAGATTCGTTAATTATTGCTGCGAGAATGGCGGTTGAGGACTATACGAATTTAAAGCTTATCAGCCAGACGGTAGAGGAAGTTTATAGCTCTTTTCCTTGGGTTGGATACTACCGGTTAGGTTCGCACCCTGGAAAATATGATGCTTTTAAACTTACTTGCTCCCCGCTTATTGCGGTGACTTCTATCGAGTACAAAGCGACAGCGGCAGGATACACGACGCTTGATAGTTCTAACTATACAGCACACACATACCAAAAGCCGCCAATAGTTACCCCCGCTTATAGTTTAAGCTGGCCGGAAGCAATCGACTTTCCAGAAGCTGTAAAGATTACCTACACGGCGGGATTATCACCGAACGCGGCAGGAGTGCCGGACTTGTTCAAGAATGCAATTTTAAAGATTCTTACAAGCTGGTATGAAAAGCGCGGAGAGAACGTAAAGAAGCTACCCACTGATGTAGAGTATATGTTGAACATTCAAAGAATAATCTACTGGTAATGGAAGTAGGCGAACTACGACACCGGGTTAAATTCCTATTCCCACTACAAGGCAGAGACGATACAACGGGTGCTGAAAAGCAAACGATCATCGAAAGCGCTGAGGTATGGGCTAGTGTGGAGTTTACAGCTATCGGTAGCGACGAAATGAATACAGCCGACAAGATTACACCAATAACATCGGCAAAGTTTACGATACGGTACAAGACCGGGATCAATACCGAAATGCAGATTTTGCACGACGGTCTGAAATACAAGATACTAAGCGTTTTACCTGACGCTAAACGATGCTACTTGCAATTAGATACGGTACAAGTCGGATCATTGCGAGAGATGAGCTTAGTAGAAGCAGACGGGCAAACCTTGGTAGATGCAGCGGGTAACGCTTTTGTATGGGGCGCAAACGCTGATGATGACGCAAATTACACACCCCCGGCGCTGGTATTTACGAATGACAGTGACCAGGAGTTTACAATGGAATAGATGGCTACAAGGGCAAACCTTACGGAGATCGACGAAGTAATACGGAAAATGGAAAAGGCCGTTTCTGTATTCTCTAAGCGTGATCGTAAAGGATTGCTAACTAAAGCGGCTGCACCTGTAAGGAAAGAACTGCGAAGCAATACAAAAGTAAGGGATAGGAAAAATAGGCGCGTTAATGTAGTTGGGGGCAGAGCCTATAAACCCGGCAACTTAAGGCGGTCAATGAAAACCCTTACCAAGCTCCGCAAGTCCTCATCTGTTTTTGTCGGGCCTGACTTTGGACGGGGCGCAAAAGCAAATGCAGACGGTTATTATTGGGCTATGGCATACGGTACGCCGTCCGGTAAAAAGCGATTAAACGGAGTTAAAAACTACCGAAGAGAGTTGTTGATACCGTCAGCACAGCGGAGCGAAAAGGCGTCTATTGAAGCATTCCGAAAAGACTTTGCTAAACGATTTGGAACACGAGCAGCACAACAAAAACTAAATGTCAGCTAAAAACCACATTGCGGCAGTATACCAGTTGTTAGTAGGTGACGCTGCGACGGTTGCGCTGGTTGGTACAAACATTTTCCCCGGTCAGATTCCGCAAAAGAACGGATACCCGGCGATTGTTTACAGCCAATTGTCAGAGGATATGATCGAATCGAAAGACGGGCCGATTAGTAACGGTCAACGGTTTACGCTTGAAATTTACGCGGCTATTGATGATGCAGCGGGTGGATACCCAAAGGCGCAAAGCATAGCGAACGCGGCAAAGAATAAATTGCAATGGTACAACGGAACGGTAAACGGATCGACGTACCAAATACGATTTGAAGATCAGAACGACGCGCCTTTTGAGGAAGAACCTGAGGCGTTTAAAATAATTCAGGATTACAGCCTGGAGGTACTTGGATAACAACAAAAACTTAATAAGATGGGCGTAATTAAAGGAACGAACTTTCGGATTTATGACGGCACTGACCCACTGGGCTACGCTACGTCATGTTCTCTGTCAATGTCAGCGGAAACCACCGAGACAATCAGCAAGGATAATGTAAGCTCTTGGGCAGAATCCGAGATCGACACTAAATCCGCTACCTTAAGCTTTGAGGGCTTTGCCTCCGAAGATGTGACGATCAATGCCGTAACGGTGAAAAGCGTTGAGGACTTGTTTACCAAGTTCGCAGCAGGTACGGCTATCTCCTGGCGCTTCACTACTGACGTAAGCACGACGGTAGTGTACTCAGGCAGCGGCTATATCACATCGTTTGAGATCGGCGCTCCAGTAGGTGAAAACGCAACGTACAGCGGAACAATTACCGTAACGGGCGCGGTCACTCAGGGTAGTATTGCTTAATCAAAAACTCAACACAATATGAACACGGTAACATTACAGGGGAAAGAATACCCTATCAAGTACGGGCGGATGGCGCTAATTCAGGTGATGAAAATCACAGGAGCTAAAGGGCTTTCTGAGTTGACAAAACTTGATGCACTTGGGCCTGACAAGTGGGGCGATTTTGTTCTCGCTGGCATCGCTAACGGGTGCAAGATTGAAAAAGTTGATGCCCCGACGATTGCGGCTGTTAATGATGAGTTAGACGAAAACCCATCTCTATACATGGACGCAATCAACCGCTTAGGTATGGATATTACGCCTGCTGACAAACCCGTTGCGGAGGGAAACTAAGTAATGAGGATATTCAGGCGATCGGCTTGGGTATCCTCAATATATCCTTAGATGACCTCTTCCTTTTGTCTGTCGCTGATGTGTTGCTGGCGCTAAAGTGGCGGCAATACTACGACGCGAAGATGAACGAGGGGAAGATACGCAACGACTGGGAGCAAACGCGGCTACTTGCTGCCTATACTATCAGTCCCTACCGAAAGGAAAGATTAGAGAATGTTTCTGACCTTTTCCCTTTTGAATGGGATGACGCAAAACCCGAACTGACGGAGAAAGATTTGGAATTGATGGCCGAGCAGCGCCGGAAAATGGATGCACAAGTAATAGCAGAATACAATGGCCGGAAATGACATTAATATTAGGATTGGGGCAAAGCTTGACGGGCTACAACGCGATATTAAAAAGGCGCAAGGTAGTTTAACGAGGTTTGCAGACTTTGCAGAAAGTACCGGGCGTGACTTGTCGACCCGGCTTTCCTTGCCTATCCTTGGCGTTGGCGCGGCGGCTGTTACTTCTTTTGCTAAGTTTGAAAAGCTTGAATTA